ATCAACTGGTTCTACTTACATCTACTACAACTCAGCATGGGTTGAACTAGGTGGCGGCTCAATGTCGCCATATCAAGCAACATCTACGACCCTTCCAACATCACCTTGGGCTGGACAAACGGCTTTTGAAACAGATACAAAACTGCTCCGTATTTGGAACGGAACAGCGTGGAAAACAGTATTTGACGCTACATAATGACTGCTATTACTTTTCCCGCTTCTCCATACACAAACCAGATTTTTACTGTTGGCTCTAAAAGTTGGCAGTGGGATGGTTCTGTATGGAACGCCTACTTTAATGAATCACCAGACCTTGTTTATGGAACTGGAGCCGATGGTGATGCCGTATTAGACGGAACCACTACCGTACTAAGCATGGCTCCGTCATCAAGCGTTTACTCAATGACACGAGATATTTATTTTAATGATTTAACTATTAACGCCAGTGTTCGGTTAGCGCCTAACGGATACAGAATATTCGTTAAAGGCACATTGAAGTTCATGGGTGCAGACTCAACGATTGGTTTTACAACTGGATACTCAACTGATGGCTCAATTAAACAGGGCGGAGCGGCAGAAACTGGTGTTACCCATTCTCTTGGTGGTTCAGCGACTGGATACACAGCAACAGCACCTACCGCAGGTATGGGCGGTTCTGATTATTTTAAAGTGCCTTACCAAGCAATAACTGGTTACTCAATCACTGCTTCTGGTGGACCTACTTTTCTTCGTGGAGGGGCTGGCGGAACTGCACAAGCAGGAGGTGGTGTTGTAATAGTCTCTGCTAGGTACATATCTGGACCAGCATCTGGCACTGCGTATATTAAAGCACCCGCAACTGCGCCTGCTGGTGGCGGTGTAATTCTTGTTGTCTCGTCTGCTTCTGCTCTACCCGCCAGTATTTCTACTGTGGTAACTGGGCAAAACGCAGGTACCGTTTACTATATGCAACTGGTGTAAGTATGCCTATTTCTAGAATTGAACCTAATGTTGTATCAGTAGGTAATGATGCTGTGTATGGGTCAGGGGTAGACGGTAATATAACAATAAGTGGAACTGTAACTTTAACATCTGACAAGTATTACAATAACTTAATTGTTCCCTTGGGAAATGTTCTTCTTACAAATGGTTTTCGTGTATTTGTCAAAGGCACTGCAACAATCAATGGCGTAGTTGGGGTTGGAACTGTTACTGGTAATGTAAATAATTCTACTAATGGAACTACTACAAGTTCAAGTTCAAGTGTTTCTTCTGGAACTGCCGCAGGGCACACTTCTGGAAGCATTACATACCGCATAGGTGGTCAAGGTGGTGGGGCTACGAACCCTAATGTTTCTATACTACCTTCGTATTTAGTAAAGCGTGTTGAAGCGCTAACTGGGCTTGTTATAGACGCAACAGTTGCTGCCAGCCCAGTTGCACTGTCTGGCGGTTCTAAAGGAACTACAGGTTCTACTGGAACTACAACAACAGCGCTTACAAATGGAAGTTCCTGGGCTGGCAAGGCAGGTGGTGCTGGCTCTAATGGTGCTTACGGACCAAACGCAAGCACTGTCAATGCACCAGGAGGAAAAGGAAACACGGGCAATGTTGGAACAGCCACAGGAGCCACAAACGGAACAGGCGGTGCTGGAGGAGCAGGCGGAAATGGTGGCCCTGTCGTAGTGCTTGTTGCCAAACACATTACTGGAACTGGAACAATAATATCTCTAGGAATGAGTGGTTCTGCTGGAAGTGCTGGAAATACTGGTAGTCCTGGCACTGCTGGTGCAGGACCCACTGCCTACACATCTACAACACAACGAGGAACCTCTGGTGTTGACCTAAATGATGGTCATCAGGCTCCAGCAATACAGCATACAAACCACCATACAACGAGCCATACTACACACCATCACTACGCATACCAAACACACCACCACTACCTTACACCTGACCAAAAAGGTGGTCACTTCCACACTTGTTGCATAGATAGCCACGCATCACACACTTGCTGTGCACAAGGGCATGCAAGCGGGCATGCACAAGGGGCTGATTCACATTACGCTGGAGGAGCAGGTGGAGCAGGTGGAGCAGCCGCTCCTGCGGTTACTGGGGGCGCAGGCAAAAGAGGAGGTGCAGGCGGTGGTGGTGCTATTATTATTGTTACAGAATCTACACCGTCAAGTCTTAGTTATGATAACAGGTCGGGTACAACAGCCGACTCGGATACATTCTCTGGCTCATCAGGAAGTGTTTATACAATTTTAAACACTTAAAGTAAGGAAATTATGGAATTTAATCTAACTACACAAAAAAAAGTAAAAGCACTTAATGACTTAAAAAGTGCTCTTCACTCAGAACTCTATACTGTTCTGGTCGTACTTGGGTATGACCCCGACACCTTTGACATGGGCACATGGGAACCTAATGATGTTATTACTTCTGGAGAAGAACACAGATTGGGAAAGATAGTACAGTCTCTTACATTAATTGAACAAAAACTTACGGAACTCTAATGAATGAGTTTGACGAACTTGTATTCATAGACGAAAGTGGCCTTACAGATGTAGGGGGGATGAAAAAAATGGCTAATAAATGGAACCCGTTACAATCATCAATTAAAAGCCCAAACGACCCAATTGATATATGTTTAATGCACGTTCTACCCAATTTATTTGAAGAGTTGACAAACACAGAAGAAATAAATGATTAGTTATTCAAAAGAAGACCACCTTTCATTTATAAATGAAGAGATGTATAAAATTTGTGTTTTGTCTGGACTACCACATGATACGGTAACAAGAGAAAATTATGAGGAAATACTGAAGTCTTTATATGTCAATATTATTAATCCTGCTGATTTTAATAGGATTCATTGCGCTCTAAGGTACTTGTATTTTAATAAATTAGTTGCTGAGCAATTGGAAAATAATTAAAAATGATTACTTCAGATAATATAGCAGCGTGGTCTCTTAGATTTATTTCTCATGAAGACCCTTCGTCTGTTTTAAACACACAAGAAAAACTTACAGAAGTTGTTGTTAAAGCAAACTCAATTATTGATTCTGCACTAATAGAACCAGAAAGAGTATTGCTAGTTGATGAATACCACGCTACCCATGGTTACATAAATAGTTTTACTGATTTAATCAATGTGGCTACTGAAGAGATGGAAGGTATTATTAGATTAATTAATCCTTCAAATGCCCTTGTAGTGTCTAGTATCTATATAACTGATAGGGCAACTAGTCTTATAGATAATGTACATGTTTTAAATAACTTGACTTCAGCAATGCTGTTGCTTACTCCCTCTGGATACCCTGCAACTAACATTGAAACAATTTCTTATGATAGATTCTTTGAAGGACATGATAGTTACGATTTAATTATTGGGTATTTAGGAATGTGTTCTTATTTACCAAATGTTTTACAAAAGATTATTGAACGAGTAAAAAAGGGCGGAATTCTTATAATGCACAATGCTGCTGATTTTGGAGCAGCGTATCGTTCAGATAGTAGTGTAGGAACAACGGCTATGACAGAGATTGTTGACAGCGGACTATTTGATGTGTACCATTATGCTAGTACGGTATCTTTTGCTCTGTGCATTAAAAAATAGAAAGTTTTAAATGCAAACACAAAATATGTCTATCGGCATCGTTGGTTCTGGAACGGCTGGATTAACAACAGCATTAACTTTAAGAAAAGCGTTTCCTAATTCAAACATAACGATTGTATCTTCATCAAAAATTGGAATTATTGGCGTTGGAGAGGGGTCCACAGAACACTGGCGACAGTTCATGGATTTTTGTGATATTCCAACAGAAGAACTTATTTTAAATACAGGCGCAACCCATAAATACGGAATTAGGTTTGAAGACTGGACAAATAAAACACCTGATTACTTTCACAGTGTTGGTGGGGTAGATGACATATTTGCTCATGGGTTATTTGCTACATACATGCACTTTTTAGAAAATGAAAAATTAATAACTTCTCAAACAGCAAGTGTTGGTTTAGTTAAAAACAAAATTAGTAGACAAAACCTTCATAAAACTACAAATCAATTCCATTTTGATACTTTTAAATTAAACGATTATCTTACAAGCGTATGCTTTAGCAGAATGATTAGGTTTGTTGATGATTCTGTGTCTAAGGTAAATATTGACCCCATTAACGGGTGCATTCTTTCTGTGGATACAGAGTTTAACGGTTGTATTGATGCCAATTTTTGGTTTGACGCAAGTGGTTTTAATCGGGTGTTAATGACCTCTCTTGGAAATACTGAATGGACAAGTTTTTCTCCGTATCTTCTTGCTGACTCGGCAATAGCATTTCCAACAGAATCTGACCCCAATGGACAAATAAGACCATACACCCGTGCTCGTGCCGCCTCTGCGGGTTGGGTTTGGGAAATACCAACGCAGGACAGGCGTGGAAATGGTTATGTCTATTCTTCTCGTCATACATCTGAAGAACAAGCAATTAAAGAATTAGAAAAAATGACTGGATATAAAGTTCCAGAAAGTCATAGGTCTTTTAAGTTTGACGCTGGTTTTTTAAAAAACCAATGGGTAAAGAATTGTGTAGCAGTTGGGCTTGCATCTTCATTTGTTGAACCATTGGAAGCAACCTCTATTGGAAGCAGCCTTATTCAAGCAAGGTCCATAATAGACAGTATTTCCTCATACCAACCTGGGTACGAAAAAATACAACATGCGTACAATAAAAACATGACAGAAATGATGAGGAACATACTAACTATGATTCGCCTTCATTACATGTCTGATAGAACAGACACTGTTTTTTGGAAAGACCAAGCAGGAATGACGATAAACTCCGAATTACAAGAACTTATTAACATTTGGTCTGAAAAACCGCCATCACGCTATGATTGCCCAAGCACCCTTAATAACATGTTTCATGCTCCACATTTTGTTCATGTAATGCAGGGTCAAGGTCTTATACCCACCATTCCATCATCAACAGCACTTGACAGGTTAGGATTACGGGAAGTTGTTAACAAAGAAGTGGATAATATGAGAAATAGTAGACATGCACATGAACTAGTTGACCACCGAAAAGCGCTTCTTGAAATTAACGAGATAGATAATGAATTTTAAAAAAAACATTAAACCTGGAGAAATACGGATAACTCCAGAAGATAATCGTCTTATGGCGATGCCCCCTTTTGTAAACACCCAAACTTCCCTTCCTAATTGGTTTAAAAGAACAAAAAAAAGCCAAGGTTCAATAAGAACGTGTGCTGGTGTAACTGATTATCTTACAACTGGTATAACACTTCCTCTATGGACAAATATCTATTTTAGACCAAATCAAGAATTAAACGCATGGGAATCACGAATAGACCAAATGAATCCACCGTTGAGAAACATTGGAATAGAAGGTTTTGCACACCAATCAACAGGTGAGTGTCCTGTATCTCAAAATAGAACTTTAGACACAATGCCATATCCTAAAATATTGAACCCATGGAGGATTGAAACTGCAAAAGGATGGTCTTCCCTTGTATTACCAGTTTATTGGGAACCAAATTCTGATTATGATGTTCTTCCTGCGGTTGTACATACCGACTTGTATCACACGGTTAACATAGTTATAAACATCAAAACAAATACAGATTTTTCCATTAAATATGGAACTCCAATGCTTCATATAATTCCATTTAAACGAAAAGAAGATATTTCAAAAATTGAATTTCAAGATGAGTCAGTTTTTAAGTATGTTGAATCAAGTGGTTTTGGATTTGGAAACATCGTGCCATCAGCAGGCGCTGCGGGTTCTTACAGAAGAAACAGAATAAAAGTTGATTCTGAAGAAGGAAAAAAGAAATGGTATCAAAGATAATTAACGCAATTAAGACGATGAGTAGTCGTTCTTATTGGACAAGAGTTAATTCAGTAGAGGCTTGGGGGTTCGCCACAAAGATTGCAATTATCTTTCCTGGTCTCCTTTTGGGAAAACAATGGTGGTGGTTGTATATCTTTGCCATTATCTCAAGCGTTGCCCTTATCTGGACATCAACTCACAAGACGCTTCCAACAATCATTATCTTCAACGTAGTCTGGGTTGTTTTGGCAAGCCTTTCAATCCTTAAACATTTCTGGTGGTTCTAATGCGGTTTCATGTAGTTTCACTACCCCATACCAACACCACTGAGGACTTTACAGCCTGTGCGTACACAGAGAAAGTCCGTAAGTTCTGCATAATGATGAAAAACCTTGGGCACACAGTATTTTTGTACGGTGGCGAGTTCAACGAAGCACCCTGCGACGAGCACATTATGTGCATTACCGAAGAAGACCGTTTACGGGCTGTGGGTAATAACCACTACTCAGCGGCTTCTTTTGACTGGAATCTTCCACATTGGATTGGCTTCAACAACAATGTAATCAATGGAATTAAACAAAGATTAGAACATAAAGACTTTATCTGTCTTATTTCAGGGTTTGCTTCCAAACCAATTGCTGATGCTTTTCCTGACGAGTTGAGTGTAGAGTTTGGTATTGGTTACGGTGGCTCATTTGCCCCGTTCAAGGTCTTTGAGTCCTATGCGTGGATGCACTCCTGCTACGGGTCAAAGGTAACCGACCCTCATGCCCTTGACGGCAAGTTCTACGACACAGTAATTCCGTCATACATTGATGTGGATGACTTTCCTCTTCAAGAAACCCCAGATGACTACTATTTGTTCATAGGACGGCTTATTGAGCGCAAGGGCTATCAGATTGCAGTTGATGTCTGTAAAGCCCTAGGAAAGCGTCTGGTGGTCGCTGGACAGGGTGTACCACCGTCTTATGGTGAATACGTTGGCGTAGTCGGCACAGAAGAGCGAGCCAAGTTGATGGGTGGCGCAATTGCCGTATTCACGCCCACAATATATGTAGAGCCGTTTGGCACAGTTGCTGTGGAGGCTATGGCTTGTGGTGCTCCTGTTATCTCTACTGACTGGGGTGCTTTTACCGAAACAGTTATTGATGGTGTTACAGGGTTTCGTTGTCATACATTACAAGAGTTTATGGATGCGGCTGAAAACGCTAAAAACCTTGACCGTTCATTTATTAGTAAATACTCAAAAGACCGTTATGGCTTAAATGCTGTTGGTCTTATGTACGAAAAATACTTCAATCGCCTTCTTACGTTGTGGGGCGATGGCTGGTATGAGATAAAATAAATATATGTCTCATCCTATTTATCGTGCTCTTGTTACATTTTCCGACAGCGTTACGGGAGAAGTCCGTGTAAAAATACCAACGTTGTTGGGTGCTTCTTCTGAAGTAAGCATTTCTTATATTGGGCGCAAAGCACACACAGGCACATGGAGTGTTCCTGATATTGGTGACCAGATTGTAGTGGCATCAGATGATACAAACTTAACAAATGTATTCTGGCTACGCACTGACATAGGCTAAAATAGATACACACCTAGTTTCAAGGAGCATTCATGCCTCGTAAGTACAGTTACTATCCAAGTTTTGATGGCAAGAAGGCGCAGCCTGGCACTGAAAAACTCGCTGATTTGTGTAAGCGTAGATGGAAAACTACCAATATGGGGATTTATCAGGCCCGATTGATGCGTAACTCTCATACTGAGGGTAAGAAGATTGGCGACCCTGGTATGGAAAAGTGGATGTCTGTTCACGCTACTGGTGCTGCTGTAGACATCGGCTATACAGACCGTAAGGTTGGCGTTGCCATGTGGGATTGGTTTATCAAATACACCAAGGAACTAGGCATTGAGGAGATTCACGACTACGCCTTTGATAAGGATGTCAAGGATGGAAAACCTGGCTATGGAAGAGGTTTCAGGTGCTCAAGAGGTGAGAACGAGGCGGGGGTAAAACTTTTCACCAAAGATGATAATGCAGGGTCGTTCGGAGGGAAGTGGTTGCACCTAGAACTTTCTCCTGAGATGGCTAAAGACGCAGAGAAGTTTGAAGCCGCATGGCGTGCACTTCCCAAACCAGGCGCTTAATAGTACGTTAGAATAATTGTATGGCACCAAAAAGAGGTATAGGCGGTCCAGGTCTTGGACGAATTCGTCGTAACTGGGAAGACATAGAAAACAACGAACCCCCAAAACCTAACTGGCTAACTGGTCAAGAGTACCCAGACTTTGAAGAAGGTCGTGTTTACGCTGACCAAGAATACAAGCAACTTACTTCACCAGAAGACGTATTCCCTCTTGAAGACAAGCGAGATGGTTCAAACTACGGCTTCGGTCCTAAGTTCAGTACCCGTGTTGTAAAACACTTGTTTGTTCCTAATAATTCTAAAGGTCTTAACAGATTGGTGCCTGGTCCAGGTACAGTGTATGTTAAGTTTCAAAAACGTGGTGACGTTTATGCGTATTACAATGTAGCCTTCAACGTTTATCAAGACTTTGCTAGAAGCACTTCAAAAGGTAGATTTATTAACGAAAATGCACCATTTAATGACAAATCGTCTTACAAAAATCTTAACCGAGATGAATCGGTATTCAATATCTAAAGGGATAGGTTACTGGCCTTTAGTTGGAGTATGGCTTTCTGCAATTGGGTTTGTAGTAAGTTTTTATTTCTTTATTCCATTTGTTCTTTTTACTTACTTTTTATTTCGCAACACACTTAATGTTTTGCAAGTAGTTGGACCTGTCTACTGGATTGCTAAAGAAACTACTTCTAAGGCTTCTCCTATGCTTGCCAAAGGTTTTATGCACGAAACTTCCTACCCGTGGCGTTCAGGAAAAGGTTTACAAGCACGTTGGGGATTCAAAACATTTCAAGTAGGTATCTGCCGTAAACAGAACTATGATGAAACCGAAGGTATGTTATCGGCAGTACAAGGTCGGTTTATGGACCTTACCCCTATAGAAATCAGGGAACAGTCTAAAAAACTCAAAGGAGATACTGATGCTTTTTTGGAATAAAGAAAAGAAACAGGAAAAGGTAATTCCTGCCAGAATTCAAAAGATGTCTAAAGATGAGATAGTTATGTGGATGGATACATCCTTGATGAACTTTCATAGGGCATATGATGAATGGAGGTTTCGCAATGGGCCATCTACGGTCATTGATGAGCACATTGAAGCCCTATCTTTGATGTGGGCTGAACTTTTGCACCGTGAAAGTGCAAAATAGGTTTGTCAGTTTGGTGTTTCCTCCTTTCCACCAAACTTGGCATGGCGGGTACTCAAGTGCTTTCACCTTCTCACTTGGGTGCCTGCCTCTTTCTTTTAGTATGATTAGTACGTGATAACAGACGAACACCTAGGCGAACTTGTTGACGAAGAAATCGTAGAAGAATTAGACGAAACGTCTGCTGAATTCTTAGATAACCTTGTCAAACGCCTTATTATATTTACCGAAGAGTTTTGTGATGTGGAGTTATTTCCATATCAAATTCCGATTGCCTACCGAATCATTGAATCCATCGTCCTAGGTGATGGTGAAGAAATGACGGTGGTGGCTACCCGCCAGTCGGGTAAGTCTGAGGTGTTATCTAATGTCTGTGCAGCCATGATGGTTATTCTTCCTAAATTGGCAAAGGTTTATCCTACTTGGCTTGAAAAGTTTGATAAGGGTTTTTGGATTGGCGTTTTTGCACCCACAGAAGACCAAGCAGATACTGTATTTGGTCGTATTGTTTCAAAACTGACAAGTGACCATGCACTTGAATTCTTGCTTGACCCTGAGATTGACGATAAGGCCACGTCTGGTGGAACCCGTGGTAAAGGTCGTATTATCACATTGAAGCACTCAGGGTCACTTTGTCGTATGCAAACTTGTAACCCCAAGGCAAAGATTGAATCTAAAACTTATCACTTTGTCCTTATTGACGAGGCTCAAGAAGCAGACGAGTTTATGATTACCAAATCAATTAAACCCATGCTGGCGTTCAATAACGGGTCAATTTGTCTAACTGGTACGGCTACCAGAAATAAATGTTATTTCTACAAAGCCATTCAATTTAACAAAAGACGAATGGTCAATGGTAGAAACAAGCGTGCGTGCCACTTTGAGTATGATTGGCGTACAGCCGCTAAATATAACACCAACTACGCTAAGTTCATTGCTAAAGAAAAACTTAGAATTGGAGAAGATTCTGATGAATTCCAGATGTCTTATTGTAATAAATGGGTTCTTGAAAAAGGTATGTTTGTTACCGAAGAGCGCATGGAAAGACTATACGACCCATCTATGGGTCTGGTTAAGCAGTGGTGGCGCACCCCTATTGTTGTTGGGATTGACGTTGCTCGCTCTAATGACTCTACGGTAGTAACTGCTGTTTGGGTTGACTGGGACCATCCAGACCCATTTGGGTTCTATGAGCACCGCATCCTTAACTGGCTTGAAATCAATAATGAAGAATGGGAATCCCAATACTTTCAAATTATTGACTTTATTCGTAACTATGACTGTATGCGTATTGGCGTAGATGCTCAGGGTGTTGGTGGCGCTGTAGCCGAACGCTTGCAAGTCCTTTTGCCTGAAATAGAAGTATTATCCATTTCGTCTGATTCAAAAGCACAACACGAACGTTGGGTTCACCTAACAGAACTTATTCAGCGTGAACAATTAATTATTCCAGGCCACAGTAAGGCTCGCCGTAACCGTATTTGGAAAAGATTCAACCAACAAATGGGTGACCTTGAAAAGGTATACAAAGGCCCGTACATGTTGGCGGCGGCTCCTGATGAAAAAGGTGCGTTTGACGACTACCCCGATTCTTTGGCAATTGCTTGTTTTATGACCATACAAGACACCATGCCTCAGATTATGGTGGCTGATAATCCGTTTTTCAGGTAGAAGCCCTAGTTTTAGTGTAAAGTTGATAGTAAGTAACCACTCCCTACTTGGAGGATTTTGTGAACGTAGCACCCGCACCCATGTTTCCTGAGAAGCACAGCCCAGTATTTGAACGCAGTTTTGCGCCTTCAATTCCACAGAACAAAGGTCCTCTTCGTTTTGAAGAGGGCGTTGCCACTGATACTGATGTTCCCGCAGACTTTGCACAAGGCGCATATATGGACACCGCTCCATCACCAATGCGTCAGAACCATAACAACCCTGAGATGTTCTACAAGCACCCAGAAGACACCATGCGTGAGCGTGCTCACGTAGGTTCTGCTTCTTGGATTGAGGCTCCTACCGTTCTTTCTGACTTCGTTCAGGGCGCAATGGCTGGCGATGGAATGCCACAGTTTGAGTATGAGTACAACACGGGTGGACACATGAACCGTCCAAACCCAACAGTAGTATTTGACTAAGACATGTCAGATGAGGGCGCTCCTTCTACCGCCCCAACGACAGCGGATTCGGAAGCACAAGAAAATGTAACACTGGTCGGGGCTACTGTCCCTTCCATTACATCTACTATTTCTGGTCTTCCAATTTCTCCCGCTTACGCTGGTGTGGGGTCAATTGTTCCATTTTTGTCATCCCGTAGACAGCACTTTGCTCGTGCTGTTGCAGGTGCTAAACCACGTCTGCCTACTATTTCATACGAATCAAACTACATTCCTCAACGCCGTGGAAGCCAAGCCGTCGTAAACGCAGAGCGAGAGATGATTGGTAACGGGGAAGCACACGTTGACCCTATGGACAACTTTATGCCACAAACCTTTAAAGAAGGCTCTACAGCCGTAGACGACAAACCTGACCAAGTGGACAAAGAATACCGAGGCGCAGGTAAACGAGCATACAAGAGTGAAAATCGTGAGAATCGTGAAGGTGCTTACCACCGTCAGATTCGGTACAGTCAGTCATAAGCCATGGCTAAACCACTTTTTCCTATTCTTAACCAGGTTTCGGATACCGACTTAGCCAGCATCCCTCCTGCTAGGGCTGGAGCGCAGTTTCGTAAGTTTGCTGCGTCTATGGGTAGTAGCCCAGACTTAGAACTATTGACCCGTCAAAAATCCAACGCTAAGACAAGAAAGAATGCAACATCTCCAAACCCAATGGCTAGGCGTGCCCTTCAAGCAACCTTATCGCTTTCTCCTGCTTCTACATCTGGGGTTGTTGACACTTGTGGCGCTTGCTCTACACCTGGATGTAGGGAAAACTGTTTAAGTGATTCAGGTCAGTTTTCTAATGAGCAATCACAGAGAGCACAACGTGTAAGAACATCTTTTGCCGCAGAACACCCTGACTTGTTTTTAGCACATCTTCGTGACATGCAAAGAGCACATGCTGAGGATGCGTGGGCAAATGACTTTCACCCAGTTTTTAGAAGAAACACACTTAGTGACATACCTTGGCATAGGCTCCCAACAGCACCTACGTTGATTGGTGAATACGAACAACACCCAAGTGGCATTATGGTGCCTAAAGACCTCCAGCACCTTACTGGGGCTACTACATCAGAGTATTCTAAAGAAAACATGAGGGACGTAGTAGACAAAGAAGAGGAAATTCCTTTTAAAGGAGTACATATCACTCCTAGTGCTAGTGAACTCACAACTCCTGCACGCATGCGTCAAGTTCTTGAATCTGGTAGAAATATTGCTATTCCAGTAGACAAATTAAAAAAAGAACCTATTCACCCATTTCTAGAAGTTGGTAATGAAACTGATTCAGTTACCGCACCTACTTTTGATATGGACCGTGACGACTCACGATGGGCTGACCGTGAAAGAGGACACTTTGGTGTGTTGTCTGAAAAGAAACAGGGAAACTTTGGCAATGGGACATACACTTTAAACCCACATACCAACAAGTGGGGTTTCATTAAGCCTAATACTCCTGGAAATGCAGAAGATGTCCCTGTACGAATTCGCCTCCACCATTTTGATGCTGGACGTGGAATGTAATTATGGACCCCGCAGTTGCTTCTATTATTGTTGCCTCCATTGGAGCCATTAGTGGCCTATTAAGTATCGCAATAAAAGAGTTTAAAA